CCCGCACCCGCAGCTGCAGCGGTGAGCTGCTGCCGCATGAAATCGGGGTAATTGTTGCCGCCATCTGGCGGGTCCGAGAACTCAACCTGCTCACCCGGCAGCAACTCCTGCATCGTGCCGGGTTCCAGCCCCACCATCGGCGTGAAACCGTCGCGGTCGTAGCTGACGGGTGCCCCGGTCACCATGTCCATCTGCGGCGGGCCTTCCGGTGCAGGCTTGCGGATGAAGCCTGCGAACAGGTTGGCCACTTCCTGACGAAATAGGACCGCGTCGTCGTAACTGTCCAGGCTGCGCAACCGCTTTAGTACCGGCGCCAACCGGGGAACGCCCCGCAGTTGACCAGGTTCCAGTGACTCGAAGATGTGCAGCATCTGCTCGGCTGGCACACGCACCAAAGCGTTGTACCCAGCATTGAGCGAGGTCTTGTCACTGGGATGGTTGCGATAGCACCAGTAAGCCACGCGCCGCCCGATGCTGTTGAACTCGATGCCGGCACGGATCACGTTGCCGGATCGGGTCACCTCAAACTTGTCGTGTGGCACGAACTCGGGGGAAAGGCACTGCAATTGCAGGGGCACCGCCAGGCCATCCTCGAGACGCCGAGGACGCAGGCGCACGAAGCACTCGCCCGATTGTTCGACCGTTCGCGCCACCAGCGCCTGCTGGCCGTAGAAGTCGGTCAGCTCATCGGCGTCGGACTCGTCTACCCAATCCTCCCACAGCACCTGCATGATTTTGCGCAGCGCCTTGTCGGTGAGCCTCGGCTGCGGCGTGATGCCCGTGCCAATGAGGTTGCTGACCCGCTTGTCGATGACGTTGGCCGCATACGGGTCATTGCGCACCGCCGCGCGCGAACGCGAACGCAGGTTGCGCAGGGCCGGCATGATCAGACTGTTAGGCCCAGTATCGGGCGCATCCCAGTTTGATGACCGCCGCCCCTCGGCAGCGCCTTCGTAGCTGGCCTTGATCCGTTCGGGAACCAGTACCCCGGAACGGGTAAGGGAAATGTAACGGCCGCTCACAAGCCCTTACCTCCGTGGTAAAGCCGGACAACGCGGGAACGCGGCCCCGCAGCTTTGGCAAGTTCGGTGCGGATCAGGCCACGTGCCCTGACCAGCTCGTCGACCGAGCGATACTCAACCGTGCGGTCGCTGTATCGAACGACCTTTTCGCCGCGCGCAATCGCACGCTCGACAGCGTCGAGGTGTGCTTGTGTGTATGCCATGTCAGCGTCTCTTCAGATAGCCGCTGCTCGAGCTGCGGCGTTGCATTGGTTTAGGTGCCGGTCGCGGCGGCGGGGGTGGAGGCGGCGATGCAGGCCGGGCTGGCGGCGGCGTGGTGTCGCGAGGGGTAGCCAAGTCGGATGGATCATCGTCCTCGTCTTGATCATCAGCCTCTGTGACTGGCGGCTGCACAGCAACCGGTTCATCGAACAAACCAGCCTGAGCCAAGGCCTGCCGAAGCTTGTCCCAGTCGTGCTCGCCGTAGCGGTGCAAGTTGAGGTAATAGGCCATGGCGAGGTTGTACACCATGAGGTCAAGCGCTTCGTTTCGGTCTGCCTTGCCCTTTACCCACTCAATCCGCTTGTAGCCTTTGACGTAGCGAGCAACCTTGCGCTCGGCGACGCACTGCTGGAAGAAGTCATCAGGCAAGTCCTTGGCAAAGTGCAGCGCACCTGGTCCGGTCTCGAAGCTGTAGCGGTTGTAAATCCAATCCTTGGCGGTGTCGGTCCCGATCATCCACAGCTCGGCGCCGTGGCGTTCGGTTTGACCTTTCCAGGTCACATCCACCAGCGAGGGCCGCTGAGCAATGACCGGTCGCCCCGGTTTGCTCGCGCCCTTGATGGCGAAGATGTTGCGCCAACGTCGCACTCGGCAGAACTGGTAGACCTCATGGGTGTGGTGACCACCGGAGTCGATGCCCGTTGCCAGAATGCCGAGGGCAACGCCGCAGGGATGGCGGTACCGCACCTTGAGCCGCTCATCGAGCAAAGCCCAGGTACGGTCGTCGGCTGGATCGCCGGGGATGACCTGGTGGTCTACCACCCACCGTTCCATACCAACGCCCCAACCGATCACCATCAACTCAAGGCGGTTGGCCTGCACATCGACAGCGGCAGTCAGCCCCAGCACACCAAGCGTCAACGAACCGAGGACGTAGTTCTCCTGGAGCGCGCGGGCTTGCAATACGTCGGCCTTGGTCTGCTCGACCGCACTGTCCCAGACCTTGGCCAAACGGGTGTTGTAGAACACCTGCATGGGTTCAAGATCACCCCGATCCTGGGCCCGCTTGGCTTTCTGAAACTGCTTGGCCAGCGCTGACCAGGAGGTCCAGCCCAACGGCGCATACAGCGCGTTGAGGTGGAAGCCTACCGTTTCGCCGTCGCCTTGGGCGTGACCACGCCACTCACCCTTGGCCAGCATTTCACCCTTATGGTGCTCTTCGATCAGCACGTCACATTCGAGGCCGGCGCACTGGTAGTGAACCGTAGCGAAGTCCGCCGAGTAGAGCAGGCGTTCCCACTCCAGCGTTTGCATGTGCCCGCAGGACGGACACGGGACGTAGAAGTGTCGCTGATCGCTGGCCTGGAACAGGTCGTCAATCCGTGACGCGCCCTTGATGGTTGGCGAACTGGAGAAGTAAAACTTGGCGTTGCGGCCGAAGGTACTGCCACGGGTTTCCGCCAGCTCGATTGGGTCGCCCTCCTCGTCCACGTCGACGTCCCAACGATCCACCTCGTCGCCATAGACGTAGCGCGCAGACAGCTCTGCCAGGTTGGAGGCCGAGCCAGCCGTGGTCGCGTAGAGCGTACCGCCCTCGAACTCCTTGGTATCCATGGTGTTGCGCGCATCCCGCGAGCGGGACGTGGCGACACGTTCGCGCAGCGCTGGGGTCGCGGCAATGGTTTTGCCCATCCGACCAGAAACACGCTTGGCCAGGGTAAGGCTCGGCAGCAGTGTCAGGATGTTGGATGGTGACATGTGGATCAGCGCGCCGATCCAGTTGAGCGCGATCTGTGTTTTCATCAGCTGCGATGCAACCATCGTCACCACCCGTTTGCACGGATGGGCAGGCGACAGGCAGCGCATGGGTTCACGGGCGTAAGGCGTCCGCGCGGTGCGGTATTGACCTGGCTCGGCTGCACCGGTGTCACGCGGGATCCGCATGTACTCGTCAGCCCACTCATCCACCCACAACTCTGGGTCGGGCTGTAGCCCACGGCAATACCCAGTGCGGTACACCTTCGCACCGTCTGCGTATCCGGTGGGCATAGGCTCAGCTCTGTGTCATGGCTTGCTCAAGGTCGGCACCGTTCAATCGGATCGCGTCTTCAAAGACACGCCGGAAGGCGCCAGTGAGGTGTTTTTCTATCTGCCAAGGATCGGTCATGGCAGCCAACTCGGCGGCGAGCTGGGGTGCGAGACCAAACATCAGGTCTCTGACCATACGGCCTGCGGAATAGGCCGCGTCCTCAACGGACTTACGGTCCACCAAGTTGCCTTGAGTCTTGTGAAATTCAGACTCGGCTAACTGAGCCAGGTAGTACTCGCGATGGGCCTTGGATCGCTGGAAGTTGAAACCACTGCCCGGAGCCACATCCGGTTGCTGCACCGCAGGTGTGTCGGCCGCAAGTTGGAGCTGGCTACGAACATCCCGATCAATTCGGCTCTCTTCGTGCCGGGCCGCGACGGCCGCTTTGCTCGGATCAGCCGATTCAGCTAGCAGGTCCTCTGTGGCTTTCACATCCACCTTACCGTCGGCGGTCAGTACAAGGCGGTCCTGTTTAGTCAGCTTGGAAACATAAGATTTCGACCACCCGTTGCGGGCGGCGAACTCCGACTTGGTCAGGTAAAGCATGTCGTTTTGTCCAGTTCACCCAATAATTTCAGGGGGTTAACCAGTTCACCGCAGTTCACTAAGCTGGTGAACCAGTCGCTAACACAGAAGCGCGGGTTCCCAGCCCCGTACCCGTCGATATTTGCCAGGGTCCCCGCCCCCTGCCACGGCTCCGCCCCGTTCACTGGCCCGGCTCACCGCTCCGTGGCGGCATCTCGTAGACCCCGAGGCGCTTGGCTGCCCAGCGCTCGTATAAGCTAATGGCAACATCGGCACCTGCCATTGCAGTCAGACAACCGACCGCCGCTGACGCGATGACCGAAACACCCAGCGCATACAGAAGCATGTTGGCTGACAAGCCGCAGGTCACACAGGCACCAGAGCGCAACGCCAAGCGACGTAGCAGTGACCAGCCTGTTATTCCGGCCTTGTCAGCGCGCCACATCTCGCCGGACACCCCCCCAACTAGGGAAAGCACGATCACCATCCAGATAGGAAGCTCAACTAAAGTTTGCTGCTCACTGTTCATCAGTGCCTCATAGGTCAACGCACGGCGCCAGAAAAAGAAATCCCCGCCAATTGGCAGGGTTCTCGATGCACCGACAGGTCGGAGCGGTTGCACAGCACAGTGCTTGCGGGGGAAGCGCCTAAGCGCACCTTTCATATCGTGGCGCCTTTTTACATGCCACCGGAAAAACCGAAAAGGGTTAGTTTTCGGTACGTCGCTTCGACGCTACTTCGACGCACCTTCGACGCACGCTCGGCGCATTCTGAACCGACGAACGGTATGGCGCCTATTAATCCCTGAGCGCGCCATCAACAGCGACAACACCTGCAGATGCAGCGCCTTGACCCAGTTGCGATAGGTTCGATCTGCATCTTCTGCCAAGCCAACCACGCGCATTTGTTCCCGAATCGGTGCGCCACGGAGGTAACGAAACTCAGCCAGCGTAGACAAAACTGCACCGCGCTTGTCTCGACGCCCCAACTCAGCAACAGCTGCGTCAACTTCCGCAGCAGGGTGATCCAGGCCAGCACCACCCAGCAGGATCCGATGCCCTGATGTTCCACCCCTCGGTGCTGCTCCCTTCCATTCCATGATGCTGCCCATTTGACTCCCCAACCCAGCCTCCAGGCCGAGCCGGGCGCGCTGTTCAGCCCAGTGCCGCATCAGGCCTTCAACCAACGCCAGGCGCTCAGCCAGTTCCAAGCCTTCGATGTCCGCCATCATCACCGCATCCCCCCGGAAACTGACACCCGACACACTATCCAGCTACCCAACACAAACCCAACACAGATAAAACCCAATAAATTCAAAGCATTAAAGCTAATTGAGTTGTGTGTGTTGGGTTTGTTGCGTTTTTTAGTCTTCGCATGGGATTTATTTCTATCATGATGAATGCCGAGAAAAGGTGCGCGCGTGCGCGTGCGCGATGACAAACCCAACACACCCACCACGGACCACCGCAAACCCGTTAAATCTGCGGCCCGAACGTGTGTTGACCCTCTAAAAGCGACCCGACACAACCCCAACACACCTAACACGCTAACGGTCGTACTCATGCTGCCAGCCCCTTCACATGGTCCCAGCCATCGACATTCCAACCCGCAAGCTTTGCCCTAGCCCGCCACTCGACGACGCACGCGCCCAGCTCGGCCGACTTTGTGGATGGGGGCAGGGAAGGATCTCCATCGGGCGGGAAGAAGAACGCTGCGAATCGCCGGTTGTTGCCATCGATCCAAGGGATCGCCCGCGTCTTCTCCACCGTCGCGCTGATCATGAGGGAGAACTTCGTCTGGCTCATCGCGTGCTCCCTGTTGCGCGAACACCACTCAAGGAACATGGCATACACGTCGGTCGACAGGCAGCAGCCCCACAGGCCACGCCCAAGCTCACCGATGCGCCAGAGGTGCAAGAACGTTTGCCACGCGGTGCGACTGAGAGCCACCAGGCGCTGACGAGCCTCAGTCTTCGGTGGGCGAGTCCGCTGATTGAATTCGCCGAGCTCGATGCTCAAGAGCCAGCCGTAAAGAGCCGCTACACCGCCGCTCTGTAGCTCACGACCAATGGCCTTTTGGCGCTCGACCGGCAGCGTCTCCAGAGGCCACATCACCAGCATGCGACGGTCATCCTCACTGATCGGCCAGGGCATGATCTCGTTGCTGAGGAAGGCAGCGTTCATGTGGTTGGCTTCTTCCCATCCATTGATGAACTTCGATTCCATACGCACAGTCTTGCCGGTGATCATGTGTTTGATCTTGCCGACCTGGTTGTAACGCTGGTCACGGCTGACAACCTCCTCAAACACCGCCCACAACTTGCGGCTCTGCCAGGCGTTGAAACTGCCTTCCAACTGTGACTGCCCGACCGTGGCCGCATACTGGCCATACAGCTCGCCGAGGACGTCGGAGAACAGCAGGCTTTTGCCCGAGCCTTCCATCGTCGAGTGAAACAGCACCGCCGTATCCATCTTGGCACCCATGTTCTGCAACGGGAACGCAAGCCACTTCAGTAGCCAGTCCAACGCTTCTGCGTCATGGTTGCAGAGGAATGAGATCAGCCAGCGTAGGTTCTCGCACGCGCCGTCATCCCGCACTGGCTCCAGTGGCAAACCTTCAAACGTGTTGATGTATGTACCGGGATCTTTGGTCATGGTCGGATCGAATACGATGTGATCGACATCCACTACGCGCCGACTGGGGCTGTTCAGCCATAGTGAGTAGGCATCACCAAGGGCCATCTTGACGGCACCCTCAGCGATCCGGCGCTTCTTCTCACGGTCCCACACGTCCTTGGTTCCGTCGATGTAGACGTACCGCTCGATGGGCTCAAGCTTCAATGCCCCACCCTTTTTGCTGGACATGCGCCGAGCCTGCTCGAACTCCTGCACCTGCTCAGCCGCAATCAGTTTCTTGTTGGTGCGCTCCATCCACTCTTTCGCCAGAGCCTTACCCACCAGGGCCTCGAAACCGGAGCGCTTCATCAGCCGCCCCTTGTGCATGTCCCATACCTGAGTGGTGCCCTCGACAAGAGCGAAACGGCGCAGTGCGCTATCGATGTCCAGGGCTTCGCCCCCCGCGCCCCCGGTGTCACAGGAGCCGGCCGCGCTGGGCTCGCTCCCATCCAATGGGGTGCGGGGAAGGTCATCAGCGATTAACTGGGCGAGGTCATCGAGCGCGAACGGCTGTTCGGCGGCCTCATTTACAGGAGGGGTGCGGGGAAGTTCGCCCAACGGTGGCGGCACCGGTGGCCGAGACTTCGCGTCGATACCCAACATACGGGCCGCAGCCCTCGTCGCCGCCCGCGTGTCACCGCCATGCTCCAGGATGCAGAACACATCGAACGCATCATTCTTGTGCCCGTTGTTGAGCGGGTCAGAGCTATGGTGCGAATAGAGCTTGTCCTCGTTGATGGATACGCCGGGGACGCCACTGCTGCTCTGCGGGCACAACCATTTATTGCCGATCCGCTTATACCCATGCGCCTCGATCAGCGCTGCCAAGTCATGGCAGCGATTGAACTCAGGAATCACCTCGGGCAGCGAGTTACCGGAACGCTCCCCAGAAAGCCGTGGCTTGGGTGCAGCGGCCACGGGCGGCGCCACAGCCTTGGGTAGCCATGGGCAAGCCATCTCCGCACGCGGCTTAAACTCATCCCACCCCTGCCAGATGCTCAGCAGTTCAGGTGGAAGTTCCGGCAACCCATCCGGAGATGGCAGGTTGCGCCAGGTATACGGTTGCTTTGTACCAGGGTGGATAGAGGGCGGCAGGACATCTTGCACCAGGCCTGCCCGCAACTCGAATACAGTGATTTTTTTGAAGGGCTCGGCGGCCATTCGAAAAGCGGCCTCCCGGGCGGTATCACCAGCTTCTACGGCAGCCGTCACCTGAGCCATGATGCCTTTCAGGATCGATCCATCCGGGTCGGTCTTGTTTGGCCAGACCAGAGCGTGCCGAGTCAGTTCGACACCATCCGGTACCCGGAACATAATGCGAAAACGCGCCGGGTTGCCCACGGCGGTCGGATAAGTATCTGCAAGGGCGTCCACATCAATACCCAGCAGCTGCTGCAGCACGAGTCGGGTCAGCTCCACATCATCGACATCTAGCGAACAGACGCGACTCGGCCCCAAGACGACCCCTAGATTGTGCGCTGGCTTTTTCTGCCAGAAGGCTTCGGCAGTATCAGCCTCGGTGTAGTAACGACCAGGCTGATTCCACCCCTTGCCCTTCGGACCTTTCTCGCCCGGCTCGATCGGCACCAGGGCAAGCCCGAAAGTTTCGATATAGTGCCGCGCCCATGCAGCAGTCGGCAGTCCTTGGAGGTCAATCATGCACGACACTCCCGAAGCTCTTGGCAGCTGATGCAGGTTTCGCAACCTGCGACCAGTTGCTGACGCAGCGCCGGGATAGGTTCGCCGCAATCCTCACAGATCTGCGCGCTTGGCTTCGCATTGCCACGCAACTGTCGTTGCAACGACATCTGCAGGAAGTAGTCGGCCTGATCGTTGGCCAGATCGGCAGCATCAGCCATTGGTGCGATCCTCCATGGCTTGACGGGCACCGGCCATGATGGCCAATACCTGCCGGATCACATCCATGCCGCGCTGTTCAAGATGCAGAACCTCATGCAGCTCCCAGATATTGTCCGCCGCACCATCGTGCATGCTGCTAACGAACTCGCCAGCCTCATCAAGCAGCTTGCCGACAGCTTTAAGCGCTTCATTGGTGGCAGGAACTGGCTCCGGGCGGTACCAGACAACTCCCGCCGCCCTGCAAATCGCGTCGAGCACCCTTGGATCGGGCCTCAATGCCAGAAACTCTTCTAGCTCATCGGGCGAAAGCCAGCGGCGCTCTTCATTGGGGTTGAGCTTTTTCTGCAGAGCATCGACATCCATGCCCATCTCATAAGCTGCTGAAGTAATGCCGCCCTCTGGATCGCGCCCTGCACGATAGAGCGCCCGCCGGAGCCTGAGGACCACGCCTGGACGTGGAAATAGATCAATACGACTCATAACCGTTAAACCTCGATTAACGGTGTAGCCATGGGATTGGGCAGGCCCTATCCTACGACCACGACCGATATGCCTGTTCAAATGTGTTGTGCGACAAGGCATGTCGTTTTAGTCATCCGGTGAATCTTGTGGTGAGAAGGAACCGGATGGCGGGGAAATGGCAGTGCAATGCACTACCTCGTGCTGAGCTGGGCAATTCTTGTGGTGAGAGCCCCAGCTCAGCTTTCTTTACTCCTGACGAGCTCCAGCAGACTGGATCTTTTCTTCATATAAAAGCTCGATAGCCTTGCCCACCTCATAGCGGACCGCCGCCCCCTTTGTAGCGCGATAAATTGTTGGTTGCGTCGTCCCAACACGATCAGCGATTGCTCGTTGCGAGAATCCCAGCTTGATCAGTTTTTGAAGCATCTCTTGAATGGTCATTGCACCCACCAATGCGTTATCGAATTGAGCGGATAATACCCAAACGAATTAAAGAAGGCAATACACTTCCGATACGTTAACGAATCAGAGCAATACACCGTGATAGGAAACCGCGTTGCACAGCGAATGCATGAACTGGGCTGGTCAGAAGGCGAACTAGGCAGGAAGTCTGGAGTTCCTCAGCCGACCGTTCACCGGATACTGAATGGTGTTTCAGCCAGCCCTCGCCAAGCGAACGTCGAGAAAATCGCGAAAGCCCTAGGAGTCACGACAGAATGGCTCTGGAAAGGGGGCGAAGCTCCTGACACGCTCACCGGCCCAAGCTCTAACATCGAGCCAGGCCCAAGAATCCGAGGCTTTGTCCCTCTGATTTCATGGGTGCAGGCAGGCGCTTGGTGCGAAATGCAAGACGTGCTTGAACTGCAAGATGTTGAGACGTGGCTTCCCTGTGCGGTATCGCATAGCAACGCGACCTTTGCGTTACGCGTGAGAGGCGTATCAATGTTTAACCCACACGAACGACGGTCCTTCAGAGAAGGCGACATCATTTTCGTTGATCCCGCGAAAGATTTTGAAAATGGGTCTCTGGTAATTGCCAAACTGCCGGACAGCCGGGAGGCAACGTTCAAGCAGCTTGTGATTGAAGGGGAGCGCCAATTCCTCAAACCTCTCAACCCATCATGGCCCGACCCGATCATCGAACTCCCTGATGACGCCCTTATCTGCGGCGTGGTCGTGTCTAAAGTCGAAATTTTTTAACGTATAGACAGCTACCTATCCAATACGCATAGGTATTGACCCGCTCAATTCGTTTAAGTATTGTCTGAACCTCACCCTTCTCACCAAAGAGGTCCAGGCATGTCAGCCAATCAATATCAATTGACCTGCAAGGTCTATCTACACCCATCCACCTGCACCCGCCCCGCCCTCATTGACGCCTTCCAGCGCCGCACTGGCCTGCAAATAGTCGTCTCATCGAATGGGCACGCCCAAGCCGTCCCTAGCGGGGGTGCGGCATGAACGAGTACATCGTACCTCTCCGCAACGTAATGCTGCTTCAGCACGCCCTGGACAAAGGCGGCGAAACCATCTGCCCAGTCCAGCGCCCCGAAGTGACCATTAATGCCGAAGTATTGGTCGAGACCGACGCCAAGACTCACCGAGTGACGGTGGTGTTTGGCCCACAGAAAGGCTCCCTCACCCTTCAGCGTGATGACACTGCCAAATACCAGCACCTGCGGGACTTCATTCAGGATCTCGCCAATGGCCGCACCGAGTCGGGGCGCCAGTCCGAGCAAGCCATTGCCCTGCTGGATGCACTGGAGCACTTGAGCGGGGTCATCGGCGCCGACCGGACTGCCTACATCACCCCCACAACGGATCCAGTCCATCCATTAGGAGCGGTCGTTACCAACGACCTTGGCGAAGTCTGTGCCGCTGCCATTGGCTCCTGCAAAGAGCACCTTGCTGAAGCCGTCCGCGCTCAGCTCCGGCCCACCCAAGAGGGTGGCGGGGAGCATCCATGACCGACACGCTGGCTCTATTGCGCAATCAGTGGACAACCCCCTGTCCGACGATGACCGCCGTGCGGGAGCAATACTTCCCGCACATCAAAACGGATCGGCGCTTCCGGGAGTTGATCCAGTCAGGGCAGATCAGGCTGAAGCTAAAAAAGGTGCATAACCACCCAAGAGCTCAGCACGTGATTTACCTGCACGACCTTGCCGACTACCTCGATTCCCAATCGAAGAAGTCAGCTTAAAAACGACGGTCCCGGCCTACTGGGACACTGCGCCCGGCACCAAACCTTCACCACGGCTTCACGGCTTGGTGCTGGGCATCATCAGGAGCACAACACATGCAACCGCACCAATACGCACTCGGCGCCGGAATCCTCTGGCTGATAACCCTCATCTTACTCCCCTTCCTGATCGCGAAAGCTCGCGCCCGCTCATTCGCCCAGGGGGTTGACGCTGGAATGCACCATCAGAAAGCGGACTACAAGCTACAGATGCAATCACTGAGAGACGACCTGGCCGAGACCGCCGTCCAGGCGGAATCCGATCAGCGTAAACATCATCTTGCCGTCGCCAGCCTCAAACGCACCATCAGCGAGCTGGAAGCCCGGATCATGTCTTACACCGGGCTTGCTGTAACCAAGCGCGACTATGAACAACTGACCATAGCTGCAGAGACCCTGCAGCTGGCACAACGCACATGGGAAACGGCGAAGGGGACTGAACCTTGGTGCGTCAGGGCCCACAACGAACGCCTCAGCATCCAAGCTCTTGCTCAACGCATTCACGAACAGTTGCGCATCACCCCAGATAACTCCACCAAGGTAGGAGAGTTGGCATGAGGCCCACCGACAACCACAGCCATTCCGAGAGCGTTCCGGTGCACGGCCTTCAAGACTGCGGCAATTCCAATCAAATGAGCGAAGTACTGGCCGACGTAGAAATCGCAGCGATCACCGGCTACCAGATTCCATCCCGTCAAATCGAATGGCTGAATCGAAACGGCTGGCAGCACGTATTAACTGCAGCTAGACGCCCCGTTGTAGGACGCATCTACGCCCGCCTAAAACTTGCCGGGGTAAAGCCATCTGCTTCAAATGCTGTATCCGAAACCTGGACCCTAGATCTGGCACGAGTGAATTGATCGATGCGCATCAAGAAAGCTGCCAACCGTGACCTGCCGCCGCGAATGCTGCGGCGGGTCCGCAACCTCAAAAGCGGGGCCCAATGGGTAGGCTACTACTATGACGGTCGCGACGAAAACGGCAAACGGATCGAGATCCCCCTGGGTACCGACCTGGACGTTGCAAAAATGGAATGGGCCAAGCTTGATCGCAAAGCCGTACCCAAGATTGTTCGTTTGCTTGGAGATGTCTTCAATCGATACGAGCGTGATGTGATTCCCAGCAAGATGCCCAGGACCCAGAAGGACAACCTGCTCTCGCTGAAACAACTGCGAGCGGCATTCAGCGAAGCCCCGATTGATGCCATTACACCTCAAATCATCGCCCAGTACCGAGATAAACGAACAGGAAAGGTGCGGGCCAACCGCGAAATTGCCCTACTCTCCCATATCTACAATATGGCCAGAGAGTGGGGAATTACTGAAAAAGAGAACCCTGCGACCGGTGTGCGAAAAAACAAAGAACGGCCACGCGATTTTTATGCCGGGCCAGAGATTTGGGATGCAGTCTATAGATGGGCGGCATCTGAGTTGCGGGACGCTATGGACCTGGCATATCTGACAGGGCAACGTCCTGCCGATGTGCTCTCGATGCGAGCAACTGATTGCGTAGATGGCCACCTCCAGGTAGCTCAGAGGAAAACATCTAAAAAATTGCGGATTCAGTTAGCAACAAGCGGCCAGGTGAATGAGCTAGGCCTACTTTTAGAGCGCCTATTGCAGAAACGCAAAGAACGCGGCGTCCGCAATCCGTATCTGATCACCACCGAGGATGGGAGGAACGTAACTGCGTCAATGCTGCGCCTCCGATTCGATGGCGCCAGGAAATCAGCCACTGAACACGCGCTCGAAAGCCAGGACAAAATACTGGCCGAGCAAATCCGACTCTTCCAGTTCAGAGATATTCGCCCTAAAGCAGCTAGTGAAATAAACGACTTGACACACGCCAGTCGACTATTGGGTCATACTGACAAACGTATTACTGAGACGGTATATCGACGTATTGGCGAAATCGTTAGCCCAACCAAGTAACAACCCACAACTCAAACACTATAACCATCCCATTGAGCACCCACTCCGAACACATAAAAAGCGCCGCGAGAATTAAGTCTCTCGCGACGCACGAACTTACAGAGCAAAAAGTCGCTCAGTAGAATTCAACCTCTCGCACAACTTCTCGAGAGACTCAGCTCTAATACCCGAAAGCTCCTTACGAACCAACGAGACCGCATCGCTTCTTTTCCCCTGCATCGCCAGAAAAGTTGCCTTATAACGAATATATGTCCTATAAGTCTGCTTACTTCTAGACTCGGTTGAGTCAAGAATCCCAACTGCCTGAGAGAGCTTATCTAGATTCTTGTGCTGGATAGCCAAGTCCGCTAACGTCAAGACCGGATATCCCACATCAGGATATTTCTCTATCGTCTCTTCTATCAGGTTGAAAGCGCCCTCAATGTCACCATCATAATTCGCTAAAATTTTTGCCCTGGCGGAGAAGTACATTTCCTGAGATCTATCAGATGGGTTCGTGTGTAACTTATGAGCTACCTCTTCCAACAGCGTACGATCTACTTCATGTCGATCTTTATAGAACAAACATGATAGATAGTTATTTGCGTTTAAGGGGTTATTAGGGACCCTCTCATAAACCTCTTTCGCTAGATCATAGGCAAGCTCGTGCTCATCGCTCTGCATGTAAACCAATACAATTTCACTCTTTGTCCTGAAGTCATTTGGCTTTTTCTGCAAAACTCGACGATAGCTAGATAAGGCCTTCTCTTGCTGCCCTGAGATCCGATAATAGAAACCATGCAAAAAGGAATAATCAGGCTCAGGAATGTGCCTGACCTCAGAAAAAAACTCACTCTCCCTTAATCGGGCGAGCGCCTGGCACTTCATGAAGCGAATATGATTAACAATCTCCTTATGGAGAAATGCCTCATTAAGTAGAACTCTATCAGAAAGCCTTATAACTTCTTTATAATTTCTGCTAGCGTCGTACAGATAGCGAATGGTCTTAAGAAAATACGAAGGGACCAACATTCGCTCATCAATATCTGCCCCAGAAATTAATGCCTGCTGCATAGAAAATATATACTCAGATATATCCTTATTGTCATCCTGGTATGTAGATAAGAACTCCTTAACATAAAGTCTTAACTTATCTTCAAACTCAACCGGCGTCCCGAATCGATTTCGAGCAATGTAATCCCTTACAACCTCATTCACACGGACGTAATCACCGTTTGCGCCTAAACGCTCGCAGACCGACGAAATGAGAAAAGAGTTAAGCATTTCATAATACTCAACCTCCCCCACCAAGCCAAATATAAAGTCAAAACTTACAAACTCAAACTTCGAAAGCAAATACAAGAAATCTAGAGCTTTTTGGTTGCCTCGAAACTGCTCAACGATCACCCTAGCTTTATCTGACGCGTACTCCTGAATTATATGAGAGTTTCGCTTCGCCTCATACAAACTCGAATCAGATATCGTATCAACAGCAAAAATCACTTGATCGGGATAGCCAGTTAAGAGATCAGAAAAAAAAGCTAAATCCTTATTCTCTATCTCAAGTTTCTTGAATTTAGAATAGCGTTTTAGCAACCCCGTACGTTCGACCTTATCAAGTTCGGGAAGCTCTTCAAGATAATATTCGGGTCGCTGATGTGAAATTCGCCTGTTGGCCCTGAATTTACTGGAAATACAAAAGACCACCTGATCCGACTCTTTAAGCGAATCAATAATACTTACAAACCAATCAGCTATCTCACCATCATGTTGAACAATGGCTCCGCGATCTTCGATCAATACTCTTTCTTTTTCTCGTACAATTTCGCGGGAAATTTCTAGCGCCAACTCAACCTTTTGGTCAACTCGAGTTCTAAGAGAATTCTCAAGGGGCTTGCTTTCTGTCAGCCCTAAATCATCTAGCTTTAATATAAAATCTTCGATGCTATCGGTAGGATCAAGCGAAATCAAGGGAAGCTCATACGACTCCCTAATGACGTTCGCCTTCTTAAGAGCATTTCTAATAAATGCTTTCCGACCGATAGAGCTGAGGCCAGATGCTATAATCACCTGCGGAGTTGGGCGACTCAAGTCGTCCATCCGCTCCTCAAGCTTACCAATCTGCTCGTTCCTTCCGACAAAAATTTGCTCTCGTTCTTTTAGAGTCGGATGCGTTTTCCAAGAAATTTCACGCATACGAGCGTTAATTTTCCGAGCAGACACTTTTGTCTGACGAATATGCTGGATATTGAAGCCTTGCTTCATCCATTTCGGGATCCGTCTGTCGGAGTAAGTTATGCTTTCATCTATTATTATTGGATAGATTCGATCAATAACTCCCGTCGCAACGCCTTCTCTCGCCTTAGCCAATTCGAGCTTAACCCAAGGCGAATTTAGGGCATTATTGGAAAGAAATATGACAAACAAAGATGTCTCATCCAAACCAGCGATAATTTCCTCAGATGGTGACATTCCCTCCTCAAAAGTCATCTCGTCAAATATAACGCTTTCTTTTCTGAGCTTTTCATATACCTCTCTGACATATGCTTTATCGCTAGAGCTATGAGAAAGGAAGCATTTAATCATTTGAAATCCTTTTACCATATCGGAAGACCCCTTACAGGCTACGGACAAGCGTCTCATGCTCCTCCTCCTATGCCGTATCTTGAGTCTAAGGCTTGTGTTTGGACGTTCTTAGGTAAAAAATCTTGTGTTACGAGCCACTTCTGTGCGCTCGCTCTCCATTGGTAGTGTTTATCTCAAGATTTCTCGGAGACAACAAGGCCCTGAAGCAGCAAGCACTATCAATTTTTACCAAGGTAATCGGTACCAGAATGCTTACGACCACAGCGCGACGATCGCTCAGTCAATGGTAGCGCTAGCAAGAAGACCATCCAGGCTGGGGCCTCCTAAACAGGCTGCCACACTGGAAAGGATGCGGAAAGGATCGAAAACCTGCGGAAACGATCAATCATCAAGGTGGGCACGAAATCAGCGCCCCGGAAATGCAAAAAGCCCTGAATAATCAGGGCTTTAGAAGTGGCGGAAGCGTAGAGATTCGAACTCTAGGATAGTTGCCCATCGACGGTTTTCAAGACCGTTGCCTTAAACCACTCGGCCACGCTTCCGGATACAGCGGGCGCCATAATACCGTAATGAAACACG